TGGTCGGGCTGCGCGTCCCGCGGTCGAGGCAGGATCGGGGCGGCAGTGGTGCGCCGTGCATGCTCATGCCCGGCCTCCCGTGGGATCGGTGGCCCAGAGCAGCAGGGCGATCGCATCTGCCTCGTTGTCGTCGGCCGGCGCGAAGCCGCGGGCCTGGATGGCGGCGACCATCTTCGCCTTGTCGGCGTTGCCCTTGCCGGTGGCGTAGCGCTTGATCGTGCCGACCGGAACGCCCTCGTAGGGGATGTCGTGCTCCTCGCACCAAGCGGTGAGCATGCCGAGGAAGCCGCCGTAGATGTGCGCCGCATCGGTGCCGGCATGGGCGCGGACTTCCTCGAACACGATCCGCGCCACGCCGCCGGACAAAGCGGCGACCTCGGCCAGCCAGCCGCGGAAGCGCAGGAAGCGCATCCCGCCGCCTTCGAAGCGGGTTGGCCTGAACGTCATGGTCCCCGAGGTGATGCCGCCGTCACGCGACCGCAGGGCCCATCCGGTGGTGGTGCCGAGATCCAGGGCGAGCACGGCGTGGTGGGCCAGGCTGATCGCGGGCGGGAGGGCGATGGGCGGGCCGCTTGCATGCGCGGCGGGCATGGTGAGAGTCGCTGGTGCCATGGTGGTCTCCGAGAGGGGATGATCCTGGTGAGGGCGGCGACGGCGCGGTTCTTGGCGGAGCTCGCCGTCGCTGCCCGGCATCGGGTGGATGACCCTGGGAGGGGGTGGGCCACGCGCCCAACCCGGTCGCCCGAGGTGTGGTGTGCGCGCGCCGATGAGGCGCGCACGCACACCCCCGTAGGGGGTGGGAGCAACACCTAACTCCTCAACCTGACACAACCCATTGATCCGAAACGGAAAAAGAGGAGTTAGGTGCGAAGCGGGAGGAGTTAGGGACCTAACTCCTCTGTCCTCCCAAGCCGTTGATTTCATGGCGTTGTTTTCGGGGAGGAGTGAGGAGTTAGGCCTAACTCCTCAGGAGTGAGGTCGTCCAAGACGCCTTCCGGGTAGACCCACACCTCCGGATTTTCGACGTCCAGGCAGTTGCCGGATTGGGGGCATTTGAAGTGGCTAGGCAGGACGCGGCGGGCGCTGGTGGTCACCTCACCGGTATGCGGATCCACGGTTTCGACCTCGGGGCCGAAGGTCATGCCCTCCACGCAGAGGTACCCGAACCGCGACCGAACGACGCCAAGGCCGAATTCGGTGCCGTCACGGCGGAACTTCACGAAGCCCTTGGTGGCGAGCACGCTCAACCGCTCGCGGATCGTATGCTTGCTGCCGAGCCCGACCTTGTTCTCGAATTTCTCCGCCAACTGCATGGTGGAGTAGAGCCGGCCTTCAGCTGCCTCATCGAGCAGGATGCCGAGGATCACATCCTGCTTGCGCAGCCGTTCGGCATCGAGCTTGCGCCCGATGTCCTGCCTGACCAGGCGCTCGCCGCGACGGTCGAATTCCACCCAGCGGCCCGCGATTTTGTCGACCAGCATCGGCTCGAGGCCGGGGCCGTTGCGGAGCTCGACATGCAGTTCGCGCTCGGTCTGTTCCTCGTCGGGGCGGAACAGGATGGCGCCCGAGGTGTAGTAGCCGCGCAGCGCGCTGGCGCCGGAGAGCGACAGGAAGGGATCGTCCTTCACCTGCTGCTTGCTGAGCTTCTTCGTGTGGTGGGCGAGGATGATGCCCGCCTCGGGGGCGACCTGGTCGCGCAACGCCTCAACCCGGCTTTGCAGGAAGAACATCATCGCCGCGTTGTCGTTCTCCCCTTCGCCCGCGGGCCCTCCGTCGAAGAGGTTACGGATGGGGTCGATGCAGATGATGTCGGGCGGTGTTTCTGGGAACGCGGCGCGGATGGCAGCCGCGACGAGGGGCACGCCCTGGTCGTCGAGCAGCATGCGCAGCTTGGGGGTGACGACGAGGGTCTCGCGGGCGCGCGCGATGATCGCGGCATCAAGCCGCAGCTGCTGCAGGCGCTCGCGCAGGTAGTGGTACTGGATCTCGGCCTGCAGATAGAACACGCGCAGCGGGCGTGGTGCCGTGAAGCGCAGGAAGGGTGCGCCGGCCGCGGCGTGCACCAGCAGGCTGATCAGGAAGTCTGATTTGCCGACTTTCGGCGCGCCGCCGAGCACCAGCATCCCGCCCGGGGTAAGCAGGCGCGGCCCGATCAGGTCGTCCGGCATCGGCGAGGTGTCGTCCAGCAGCGCGCCCAGGGTATGCGCGGTGATTGCGCCGGGCGGCGGCGCCACGGCGCGGAGCAGGGGCTGCCCGTTGCGGTCGACATGCAGGGCCCAGATCGCATCGGCCTCGACCTTGAGGCGGTCCAGCGGCCACGCCGGGCGGAGGCAGGCGGCGTTGTATTGGCAGATCGCCTCCCAGCCCTCATCGCCGGTCATGCGGCCCTCGTGGACCATACGGACGAAGTGGCCGATGGCGGCGCTGGCGCCCTGGAAGCGGGTCCACGCGTCCTGGCTGCCCTCACGCACCGCCGTGGTGAGGACGGCATCGAGCCCTGGCCGATTGGCGCCAGCCGCGGCGCTGGGCGCCACGAGGCCCGGCATGGTGGGCATGGCGGCAACGGCCGCGGCGAAGTCGGGGAGCTCCACCTCGACCCTGGGGTGGTGCTCCCGGATCGTGACGCGCCGCTGCACGCCATGCTTCTGGTGGACGGTGCCAGGCACGCGGATCGGCTGGTGAGCGGATCGGAAGTGCAGGTCGCCACCGACCTTCTCCGCGATCTCGCCACGCAGCGCGCAGAGCCGCGCCAGGTCGTCGCCCTCGGCCGGCTCGGTGAGCCGCCACCAGGCGTGCAGCTTGGCGGCGCCCTCGGCAGTGCGGCCGCCGCTCTCGACCAGCAGGGTCGGCCCCCCGAGGTGGTGGACCAGGTGCGCCAGCTTGGCGGTGATGTCGCCGGCATCGAGATCGACCACCACGGTCTGCATCTGCAGCACATGCTCGGCGCGGGCCTGGCCCTGCTCGGCGACGGTGCCGGGGATGACATAGACGGCGCTGCCTTCGCGCGCGGCCCAGGTGGCATACGCGCTGAGAGATGCGGCGGCGTGCCGATCGGCCGGCACCCAGATGTTGTGCGGCTTGGTGTCGAGGCCTTGGCCCTGGTCGACGAAGCCGCGGACCGGGATCAGCCCGTCGCAATAGCCGAACACTACGTCGAGGAAGGCGGCGATCTGCTCGATCTCCGGCGCGATGGGCCCAGCGGCCGCCGGCATCGGCTGCCCAGCACCGGGAAGTCGATCGAGGGCGACCTGCCCAGCGGTGGGAATATCGCCGACTTCCTGCTCCAGCAGCGGTGCGGCATCGTTGAAGTCGCCCCATGCGGTCATGCAGGCTGCGCCCAGCAGCGCTTGGCCCAGGGGCAGAAGCGGCACTCAAAGTGATCGGCCTGGGCGGCAACGCGGGGCAGCAACTCGCCGGCATCCGTCGCGGCAAGGATGCGCACGGCCCGGTCCGACATGCGCTGCGCCAGTTCGGCGTTGAACGGCACCAGCTCGTGGTGCAGCTCCGCCGTGTCCTTGTTAATGGCGGTGAACAGCGCCGGATTGTCGGCCACGCCCGGGACGCTGGCGTCCATGTATGCCTGGTAGACCGCAATCTGCGCCGCATAAATCGGCTTGGCCACGCCGACGCCCTTGCTGGACGTCTCGCGCCAGGCCTTGGCGTTCATGGTCTTGCATTCCCACAGAGCCGGGAACGCCATGCCGGGGATGGTCGGGCCGCCGGCGAAGACGCCGTCCACATGGCCGCGGATGCGACCACCCGCTACCGAGAAGCCGAACTGCTCGCCGTGCTCGCCACCACCGCGGCGGGTGTAGAGATCGAACCCGGCGGCGCGCAGCCAGGCGACGGCGACGTCCTCCAGCGCGTGACCGATCCCGAAGATGCGCAGCAGCCGTCCGTCGAAGTCGGCGCCCTCATCCTTCGGGGCCTTCACGAACTCGAATTGCAGCGCGCGCTCGCAGGCATGGCCGAGGCGCGAGCCGCCCAAGTAGCTGCGCGGCGGCGTTGCCTGATTGGCCGTGACCAGCGCCGCGTCGATGGCGGCATTCACATGCGCGGAGGTCTGGCTGCGGCTGTTGAAGTCGAGCATCAGAAGGGCACCTCCGCCGCCGCGTCATGCCGGACGATCGCCTGCATCGCCTCCTGGAAGCCGCCGACGGCGACCTCGATCAGGGTGAGCACCTGCGCCTCGCTCAGCTCCTGGAAGCGGGTGCCCCAGCCGATCTCGGCCATCGTCTCCGCGACGCGGCGCATGGCGGCGCGCATCGCGGCCTTCTCCTGCTCGCTGAGGTCAACCATGGCGGACGACCTCCCCGCCAAGCGCGACCAGAAGCCCTGGCAGGCGATGCAGCAGAAGGAGACCGAGGGCCGCGGTTTCTTCCGCGGCGCCGGGTCGAACCAGCCAAAGCCACGCGCCGGGCGGGAGCAAACGGCGCAGGGTGGTTCGGGGCAGCGGGCCATCGATCATGCGGCCTGCCCCAGCGCCGCGGGTTGGGCGCTGCGCACGAGATGCTGGATGGCCTGGCGATTGAACTTGAAGGTCAGCAGCGCGGAGGCCTGGTAGCGCGTCATGCCGAGATCGGCCCGCGCCGCCGAGGGCAGGTGGGCGAGCTGCTTGTCGGTCGGCGGCTCGCGCAGCCAGCGCCGGCTCTTGTGGGCGCTCTCGTCGGTCTCGTGGGCGTTCAGCCAGTCATCCGCCGCGGCCAGCGCTACCAGCCGCTCCCCGATGGACAGCAGGCGCGGCCGCTCTTCCTTCGCCCCGCCGACCGCGTGCCAGGCGCCGTTCAGGAAGAAGATGCCCGCCCAGCCGTTGAAGCCATTGGCCAGTAGCGCGGCGTCGTCGCCGAACAGATCGCACCACTGGAAGGCGGAGCGCCGGAGGAGATCGATCTCCGTCATGATGAAGTCGGTGAGCGGCGCGGTCTCGCGCCCGCGGGGTTCGAAGGCATGGCCGCAGATCGGGCACTCCATCACCGCGATCGGCACCTCCGCCTCGCAGGAGGGGCAGGTCTTGGT